CATTGTCCCGATAGTACCATACAAACCAGAACCTGTCACTCCAACAACATCTCTTGTTGGTACTAGATTTCTAATGTCTAGTGTACTTCCTGGAATAGAGTATACCTGAACACCGTCTGTATCGTGAGTAAGTCCACGAATATTAAATCCACCTGCACCCGCAGTTACCCCTACGGCAACTGCACCGTCATAACCATGTATTGCAACGCTGTCAACACTGTGTGTAAGACCACGAATGAAAAGTCCTGTATCGGCAGAACTTCCTGCTGTTATTCCAACTAGAAATGCACCAGAAATTCCTTGAATGGCTACCGATGAAGGGTATTCACTCGTCGCTCCAGGCGCACCTGCTGAAAGTCCTTTGCCCGCGACATACTGTACAAAAATTGGACCACCCAATGAAACACCGACAGGTGTGGCACCAGTTGTACCATGAACTCTAACACTATCGGTTGCAAAGGTAAGTCCGCGAATGTTCAATCCACCCGTACCACCTGTTATCGTAATTGGTCCACCGTATGTGTTACCTGATACTGCAAGGAATGTTGAGCCGGTTGAGCCTACATTTGTAATCGGCAATCCGTGTGCAGTTCCAATTTCAAGACCTGCAAATTGCGTCATGTTTGTTGCAATATTATTGGCACCAGATTGACCTCGAAGGTTTACATCGAATGTATCATTACTTCCTGTCAATAGGGTTGTTGTTAATTTGTTGTTACTTCCACCACCACGCAGTACTGACGGCCAAGGCGCGGCGTCGCTTACTGCATTAATAGTACCACTTGCACCATGTACAGGTTTAACCATTTGGAAGTGGGCAGTTACGCCACCATATTTACTGTATTCACTGGCAATATTTGCTCCACCAGTTCCTGCATTTAAGACTACATCACGGTCTGTATCACTCATTTTAATTCTTCTCCAAAGATTGTTATTGACTTTTTGTGTTTAAAGTATATAATACTATTATATATAAAAGGAAGTCGTATTCTATGTCTATGTATAAGGGAAATTTGTTATGATGATTAAAGAAATGGCTGATAATTTTGCGGGTGAAGTTGAGAGTAGTGTCCATAAATATGATGGTTCATATATTGACACAATAATTGGATTATGTGAGGAACATGATATCGAACCGGCATTGGCAGCGAAACATCTCAGCCAGCCAATTATAGAGAAAATTGAATCAGAAGGTATCAATTTTAATCTTCTCCCTACAAAATCCAAATTGCCATTATAAATACCAATAATAATACTTGACATTGTTCTATTGTCTGGTAAAATACATACTGTAATAAATCGTTTATACACCGTACATTCCGTACACAACAAATACAAAGGAGAAAAACAAATATGAGTTTTTCAGATTTAAAAAAGAGTTCACGAAACAGCATTAGTGATTTGACTGCACAGGCAGATAAAATCAACAAGAAATCAGAATCATACAAAGATGACCGATTCTGGAAGCCGGAATTAGATAAGTCGAGTAATGGATATGCCGTTATTCGTTTTCTTCCTGCACCAGAAGGAGAGGACTTGCCTTGGGCAAGATTATTCTCTCATGGTTTTCAAGGCATAGGTGGTTGGTACATTGAAAATTCTCGTACCACTCTTGGAGAAAAAGACCCTGTTTCAGAAATGAATACACAACTTTGGAATAGTGGCACAGAAAGTGACAAGGACATTGCACGAAAACGCAAGCGTCGTTTGAATTATATCTCAAACATTCTTGTTGTTTCTGACCCCGCCAATCCTCAAAACGAAGGTAAGGTATTCCTTTACAAATATGGCAAGAAAATCTTTGATAAAATCAATGAGGCAATGAGTCCAGAGTTTGAAGATGAAACTCCAATCAATCCATTCGACTTTTGGAAGGGTGCAAACTTTAAATTAAAGGTTCGCAAGGTTGCCGGTTATATCAACTATGACAAGAGTGAATTTGAAAGTTTATCCGAATTGCTTGGAGGCGATGACGAAGGACTAGAAACTCTATGGAAGAAACAATATTCTCTCACAGAATTTACCGACCCTTCAAACTTTAAAAGTTATGATGAATTGAAAACCAGACTCAATAGTGTAGTAGGTAATGATATTCGTGTAACCGAAAGTGGAGTATCAAATACTACAGCGGCTGATGAAGACATGGACGACAATAAGTATGCTACAACACCATCTGATAATAGTAATGAATCCGATAGTGGTAGTGGTGATGGTGATGCATTATCTTATTTTGAGAAGTTAGCAAATGATGATGATTAATTAATTATATTTTTGCTGACTGCACACACGGAAAAGGGAACGGCTTGACGGTCGTTCCTTTTTCTTTTTTTAGTTTGTCACCATGTCACGCTCTGACGCCAACAATGAGTTTTCACCATTGTCTTGTACCACGGCCGGCGAATTAACAATGGTTGAATTGTCAACGGCGGCATTGTTGTTATTAACAGTGATGATGTCACCACCGCCGCCACCGCCATTGATATTCTGACCTTTCAAGTTTTTGTTTGTATCCAACTGTGTCGTTGTATCTATGTCTGTTGGTACAGGTGATATCCCTCCTCCTTTATTATAATAAGCATCAAATGTAGATTTGTCATAATCGTATAAAATACCACTATAATCTTTGTTTCCCCCTCCAGTGATACTATCCCAATCGGGGATGTATTTCTTGGGGTCTATACCTAAAGTTCTTGATGAAACTCTATCTTTTCCTTTTGGTGAAAATCTCGCCCTTCCTTCTCCACCCATATCTCCACTCCATCGGCTTAACCAAGAAAGTCTTTCCAAAATTGCAAGTCTGTATGGTTCTGGTAAAGTATAGGGTGGCCGCACGCCAAAAATTTCTGAGCCTGTACCGCGGTAATTTCCACTCCAAGGAGTAAGAGCGCGTAAGTCAATTATCTTCTTGTTAAAATCACCCTTCAGTTGCCATTTTTTGTCCGGGTCTTTTTCTTTGTTCCATGCCTTCCACAACATCTCTAATTCAAACTCTTTGTCTGATAATGCTTTAAGAGAGCGCATCATTCCCAATTTGTCAGTTTCTTTTTTGCTTAAATTCCCTGACCTTGCATCAACATCGGCGCGTTCTTTAGACAGTCTATTTAATTCGTCTATCTCATAGATTCCCTTGTCGGAACTGTTTTTTGCACCTGCATTTCCTGTATATATTTTGGTGGGATTACGAAGACCACCCGTGTTCATCAAGTCCTCTATATTAGAGTTTTTATATTGTGCATATGATTGTGCATCTTTTTCCGTCATATACTCACCGAACATTTGTCTTTCTTCATCTGTAAGGCTGCCGTACTCCGTATTTTGATATATGTCTTCACCTTCTGGAGTTTTCCATTTTTCCCCCAGCGTGAATGTGTCGTTTCTGTTCATTTGGTCCCGTTTATTTTTATAATGTTTATCTATGAGAGGCCCTATCCATTTATTATAAACATAAGTGCCTATTAGATAACCACCACCAATTGCCAAAACAGCACCCAATATTGGAAGCAATACTGGAGCAAGTAATGATGCAAGACCCCCTAATGCAGGGAACATTGTATTTGTTAAAAATCCTACCATACCCTTGACACCTCTGCCAAGGAAATCCATACCTTTGGCAGTTAGTCCAAGTTTTTTCTTTTCTTCTTTTTCCTCTTTCTTATCCTTTTTCTTTTCTAATAGGTTTTCACGGTCTTTTAATTTATCACCTTTTGATAAAGCCAAAAGTTCATGTAAATATCCGGGGCTTCGTATCCCAAGACCGTCTATAAGCAATTGATTTGTTTGTTGGGCAAGAGATACTAAGGTACTGAGCAAATTAGACGATTCTTCTGATGAATCGTCTGGTGAACCGACTGATGATTCTTCTTTAAAATCAGATTCATCATATTCTTTACCACCAAATTGAAATTTGCTAACACCTGCCGCTCTGGCCTGAGTTGCCAGATATCGTTTCTCTTCGGTATCTTCTTCGTCTTGTACTCTTTGTTCTTCGTCTTTTTGTTCTTGTTTGTGCCGTTTTTTATCATCTCTTTTTCTTTTAAGAACATCTGCAATAAAATTACCACCCATTTTATCTAGAATTGGTATCTTTTTCAAAAAATCACCTTTGGCAAATTCCGATGCTTTATTAACTGCTTCGCCAACCCCTTTTTTTACAGCACTCACTCTTGCTTTTATTTCATCTGAAGCATGTGATGCAACACCTTTAACTTCTTTAATTTCTTTAGGACCGTCAGGTTCTTTTTTAGCGCCATCAACAGATGGAGTGCCACCGCCTGAAGGTTTGCTTTTCCTATCGCCTTCAAGTCCCTTATGAAGACCTTGTATAGCCTTGGTGTTTAATTCCAGTGCCTGTAAAATTGGACTTTTTTCCGCCATTTATTCTTTTTACCTTTGTCGGTTTTTACTATTTCGTTCTTCCATCTTCTTATTTTCTTCCTCTACATGATTTTTTAATAATTCGGTATAAACCTTTCTTTCCCACGGTATCATGTTTTCTATCTCTGTCAAACTGTATTTATGATATTGTATCATCTGAAAATTCAATTTATAATATACAGGTAGGCTGTTATGACAGAGAGTCAGATAAAAAAATCTTGCAATCCTCTCAATTCAATGTTAAATTTGTTGTCGCATACTGGACATGTGCATTTCTTTTTATATTCTAATGCCGGCATTTCGCGATAGAATTCTAACAACTTATCTAATTGTGATGTCTGAATGCTTTCTACAAATTCTTCCATTTCTTCGTATGTGTGGTCGGATGACTTGAATACTTCTTCTTCTGTAAAGATTTCATCAATTGAAGAAATCAGGACTCCTAGATAATTGTCATCATCACCAATAATAATAGAAGAATCAAGTGAAGGATATTTCATCGTAATACCCAGTGTGCCGGTTTCGTCCAGAAAGAATCTATTGGTAGAATCTTTTTTTATCTTTGGTTTGAGTTTGCTTACATCAATTTTTATCTGAAACTGATGGTCACATTTTGTACATCTGACTCCCGGTTCTGCAATTTCTCCTACTGATTTTGTTCGCAGTTGCAGAAAGAGATATTCGATGTCAAAGATTGGCATTGTCGAAAAATCCAATCCTTTTGTGTGTACACAATTTTCTAAGATTTGCACGATGGCATCCTTAATTTCTTGTTCGTCTTCACTTTGAAGGGCAATGAGAAGAAGTTTTTCTTCTTTGACCAAGAACGGTCTGAAATCTATTCGTTTATCATTTGAGGGTAGTGTAACCCTATATGTCGGTGTTGCAATTGTTGGTAAAGCCATAATATATTTCTCCTTTGTGTCTGTACTTCACTGTGTATTTTATTTATAAGTATTTTCTAAATTTTTCTGGTATAGATTGGTTGGGTTTTCCGAATTTGTCTACTCCTTTTGCCGCCGCCAATTCTGCATTCTTCATGTATGCCGGACTTCCCCATGATGGAGGAGGTTCAGGAGTAGGGGGAACGAATTTTGCCGGTTCTATTTCAACTATATCAACAACTTCATATTTTCTAAAGTGAAATGATATCGATTGTCTAATATAATCATCTGTTATAGCGGCACTCTGTTCAATGGGATTTATTGTCTTTGGGTATACATCAAATAATTCCATTTGATATACTTTATTGTTCTCTTTGTCCAATTGAGAAATCATCATGTTTGTTGTATAGTCATCAAAATACATAAAATCATTTGAATGTTTGTTTACAATACTATCCATCCATAATTCAAAAATTCTTCTCTCTGCCATATCTCTGCCCATACGAAATGTTAAATCTAAATCTCCACTGTATAATCTTTCATGAGGCATTTCTCTAACTGGGCCATATATTCTATTGGGTGTTGTAGAAACTCCACG